CCTCTGTCGCATTCCCGCAGGCTATATAATAATCCGCAAACGCCTTTTGCTTTGGTGTTAGCATTTAACCACCGTCCTCTATTCCTTTATGAGATCAAAAATACCACCGTAGAAAGCGATATAATCCCAATTTGACATATGATTTTTACCCCGTCACTCCTCGTCCCAATCATAAGCCCGAGTAGGAATGCTATTATCATTCCTGACGCGGAAAGATACCACGGTATCATTTCTCTAATCATCCTGTCCCCATCCTTTCGTCTGTTCCCATATGTCCGCCAAACACTTTACCGCCTCAATCGCGCTCGCCGTTCGCAATATCTCGTAGTCCTTCATCCTCCATCCGTTCCGCCCGTTTTGAAGTGTAAGTGTTGTTAAGATCCACATCGTTATCATCCTGTCCTGCTCTTCGCTGTAAAACTGGCTGGTAGAAATTTTGATTACGAGCCCCGTTGACAGTATGGCGCGCTGAAGCTTTTTCATGACGGCATTACAATTCATATCACACCCCCATACAGTTATTATTCTATTTTACCATTCTCGTTTCCTGATCCGCGTACCCCTTTTACACAATTGCATGTCCTTCCAGTATCATATAGCTGTTGTATAGATATATCGTTTTCCTGCGATACCCATAAAAATCTTTCCTCCCGATAGGGATGTTGCATATCTTTGAGATGTTGTCATACCCCAGCCCTGATGTCAGGCTAAAAAACAGATATTGCGCCAACTCTGCATATGCGCTTTCCGCAGCCAGAAGCAGCAGTTCCAATTCCCTACCCTTTGCGTTTTTGCACTTGTCTTCTATTTTTTTTACCTCATTGTATGTCAGACCGTAACCATTAAAGTATGTGTCCCTTGTTCCCACATTCCCCACCTTCTTTCTTTTTGCTTTATTTTTTTGTTACCCTATCCCAGTCCCGCAGGATTTATCTGTGTAGACAGAGGGAACCAGCACACAAGCTGGCGCGCCGGACGCTGTCCTGCGTTGTCTCGCTCTGCTTTTCCTGCAGCCGCCTGATCTGCTGCTCGGTCTCCCGGATCAGCTCACAGGCGTCTATGTAGTCGGATAAAAGTTTCTTATCCATCGGTGCCACCTTCTTTCTCATCCACTTTCTTACTTAAATATCAGTTTAATCTTCCAGCCACTTGTTATCAAAATAGCAAAATCCAATTACAGCACCTGCAGTCAGAGCTATCCATAAAGCCCAGAACATTTCATTCGCAACACTATGCGTACAACTGTCTAATGCTTGCTCAATGGTATAATCTTTGAAAAATCTGGAATTATACGAAATCGTTCCGTCCGATAACTTGGTATATACAGTCCCTGTATGCTTAGGGGATGTCCCGTAATACTTGTACCGTACCTTTACAAATTCCCCAGACTTCCAACTATATTCTCTCCCAGATTTTATTGTCTCTATGTGATTGTCCAGAGAATACGGGATTTTATCATACGGAAATTCGATACCACAAAACATAATATTTTCGGAATGTTTGCTTTCTCTGTCCTCGATTTCCCATTCATAGTATACTTCTACTTTTGTGTGCTTTTTACCTTCTGAATCTGTTTCTGTCACTTCTCTTTCATGGCGTTCATATCGTTCTTCTATCTTTTCAACATGAAGATATTCCCCGCCAATCTCATCAAAAGTCACTGTATCAACCGCTTGCAAATCTCCATACACAAAAGCATTTCCAACATTTGTGTCCATGCCATACCGAAATAATTCAGAGTCCTCAATATGCACTGCCTTCTGGTATTCGGCGTTCTTATCGTTCTGCATATCAGTTATTTTTCCAGATATAAAGAAACCGACTATTAGCATAACGGCGGCGATTGCAACGCTGATGATGATTTCGCGCTTGGTTATTTCCATAAGCTATTCTCCAAATAAATCCTGCGGTGCGTCAACTGGTGCTTGATAATCCAACCGCTGAAATTTCAAAACCTCATAGCCTGTCCAGTCGAGGAAGATTCTTGCTGGAAACTTCTTTACATACCTGTTATAAGCTGTTACGGATTTATTGTAATTTTCCCGGTACTGGGCAAGCATGTTTTCGGTAATAGACAATTCATTCATGAGTTGCTTATAATTCTCATTGCTTTTCAACTCTGGATAAGCATATGTAACTGCCGCGATCACAGTATTTACATCTTCTACACTGTTCCCTTCGCTCATTCCATCTGCAAGTCCAGTCAATGTTTCTGATTCATGCCGATCATACTGTTTTACACAGTCTGCCAGATTATAAACCAAGTCAACCCTGCGTTTCTCCTGCACTTTAATGTCAGATTCAGCGGTATAGACCGATTCTTCCAGACTGATTGCCCGATTCTGTACTGACTGCACTCCAAACACACACAACAAAACTACTGCCACTACTACTCCTACAATAATCAATGGTAATTTCCAATTTTTCATAGTTCTTTTCCTTCCTTTAAATGCTCATTTTCGCCTTTGCAAAATACATCTGGCTAATCACCAATCGTGAAAAAAATCATAGGCAACACCCCAGCAAAGGCTGAGAGTATTAACACATCTCCCATTCTGCTGGAGCGGTCCATACTAAACGCCAGAATAAATAGTATCAGCCAAGCCGCAGCCGCTATTATGCCCAACTTTCCTAAAATATCCTTTTTGTCCATTTTCTTATCCCTCTTTAATCAGGTCAGATTTTTTCGATTACCTTCCGATACAGCTCTCTGTACTCTTCCAGCAGTGCTTCTGCTCTTTCCGCCCGGATCATCAGCTCCTGCACCTCTGCATCGCAACATTTTTGTGGATCCGCAGGAGCGATATTGCTCGGAATTTCCACCGGTACTTCCCGGACAACTTCTTTTTCTGTGATCTGCGGTTCAATCCCGATCGACGCTGCAAGCTTGTTTTTAATATCTGCCAGCTGCTCATCTGTTACTGTACGGAGATATTCTTCAAAACTTCTGGATGGTACATAGTACATTCGATCGCTGGACCCGTACCGCAGCCCCTCGCAATTTACCTCAATGTCTGTGTGTACGCCTTCTTCCGCCAAGTGAATTACATACGCCATTGCCCCGTGGTCTGCTACCACCAGCACGATCTTCTCTGTCCCTGTGACAGTTCGTGTTCTCCAAACCTCTGCGTTTTTATACATTTCTGATCTCCAATTATTACGCAAAACGCATCTGTCCTGACTTCTCTGACTGTATCCTATCCATCCTACAGATAGGCTGCCTTTTCGCTATACATAATTCTGGCAAATTCGCTTTTACCAGTGCTGCCGGTATAGGCGGGCATACAGCATTACCGCATCTTCTGACCTGCTCAGCTCTCGGGTATGCCTTGCCGTCACAGTCCCGGTCGATGATATAATCTTGTGGGAATCCTTGGCAGCCATACAGCTCTTTAGGTTCCAGCATCCGCAGACCAATGTCCACAATCTGGTACTCTGTCCCGTAGATCGTCACCAGTCCGAAACGATCCTGCGCTGTGATCGTGTCAAGCGGCTCTTTTATATCCTGTCCTGTGCCGGATCCGTAATACTTTGTCAAGAACGCTCTCACCTCTCCAAAATGCCCGTCTCCGCAAGTAATCGTATGTAGCGGTTCCCTTGCATCCTGCCCAGTGCCGCTTTTGTAGAATTTACTGATAAAGGACGTCACAAGCCCGTACCGGTTTGAACCGTCTACCGTCATAATCGGTGCCTCAATTTCCTGACCGCGCACCTCGTCTTTTGTTGTCTCTGAGTGGTACTGGATCAGAATAGGAATTTTTGTATCGTTTGATTCGTCCTTGATAATGAACGGTTCCGGATTGTCCAACACAAACTTTTTGATTCCTCTGCCGATTCTATCCATTGTCTTTTTGGCAAGCGGTCGCACTGCCCGGATTCCGTATTTCTCTTTAATTTCTTCCGATGTTTCGAAAATCGATGGGCACGGAAGGGAAAAGTCAAGTTGTGTATATGCTCCGGCATAAGGCTTAAGTAGTCCGGCTTTTACTTCTTCACTGTCTGCCGGTGCATGTGTTGGCTTAGGCCATACAATCGGTCTGCCGTCACATCGTGCAATTATAAAGAATCTCTTCCGCATGGTCGGCGCACCGTAATCGGCCGCAACCAATTCCTTAAACTGCACTTCATAGCCCAAATCTGTAAGCTGCTGCACAAACTTTCCAAAGGTTTTACCCTGTTTCGCCTTAATCGGATGATGCCCTCGGTTAAGCGGTCCCCAGGTCTTAAATTCCTCTACATTTTCCAACATAATTACTCTCGGTCGGACAAGTCCCGCCCACCGACAGGCTACCCACGCAAGGCCACGGATAAATTTATCCTTTGGCTTACCGCCTTTCGCTTTTGAGAAATGCTTACAATCTGGTGAAAACCATGCAAGGCCTACCGGGTGTCCATTGCATGCTTTTACCGGATCCACCTGCCATACATCTTCGCAGTAATGTATTGTGTTTGGATGATTCGCTTTATGCATCCTAATTGCTTCTGGATCATGGTTAATTGCAATATCTACGCTGTACCCTGTTGCCATTTCGATTCCGGTGGATGCTCCACCTCCGCCGGCAAAATTATCAACAATCAATTCTCCGTTTATCATTTTCTTTTAAGGAGCCGATGCGCATCTTCCCGGGAAGCTCCGTCTCCTTTCGATTTTTATTTACACCCTGCTGCCCCGCAGGAACGCATCCTGCAGCTCGCTCTTCCACGCCGGTTCTGCCTGTTCCTGCACACGCTCCACCATGTCGCACTGGCAAACAATCTCTGTTGCCCACTCCCGGATTTGCCGAAGCCCATCCGCATCCGGTGCGATACCTGCACGCCGTTCGATCGAGAGCGCCAGCTCCCTGATCCGGTTATCTGCCGCCATCCATACCGGTTCGGCATCCGGCGATTTTTTAATCCATATTGCCATTGTCCTGTCTCCTTTGTCCTATCCTGTCAACATCCTGCTCCAGGACGATGCTTTCTCCGGCTTTATAAATCCAATACAACAGCACGCCTGTCAGAACTACTAATACAGTTATAATCTTTCGCATTTTTACCTCCTGAGCGGCTCACTTTTCCGCTCCCTGTTCCTCTGCCACTGCAAATTCTCCATTCTTCAGCGTATAAAACGTATTTTCTTTTATGCGCTCACCGTCCACTTTTTCCATCTTTGCACAAACTAAATTGTTAGAATCGTCATACTCGGCAAGGACCAGATAACAGCCTTTTTCTCCTCTTGCTTTTCCGCGTCTTCCCCACGATACGGCCACGCCGTCTTTTCCCGTGTTGGTTGCAGCGCTCCAGTTTCCCGTGTTGGTTGCAGCGCTCCGGTCTCCCGTGTTGGTTGCAGCGCTCCAGTCTCCCGTGTTGGTTGCAGCGCTCTGGTCTCCCGTGTTGGTTGCAGCGCTCCAGTTTCCCGTGTTGGTTGCAGCGCTCCAGTTTCCCGTGTTGGTTGCAGCGCTCCGGTTTCCCGTGTTGGTTGCGGCGCTCTGGTTTCCCGTGTTGGTTGCAGCGCTCC